ACCGATAATTCACGAATTCACCGACGTCGAGAGCGGGAAGAGAAACGACCGGCCCGAGCTCGAGCGAGCGCTCGAAGCCTGCCGCCGGCACCGGGCCCGACTGATTGTGGCCAAGCTCGACCGGCTCGCCCGTAACGCCGCCTTTCTCCTGACCCTGCACGACGGCCTGAAGATCGACGCGGCAGGTGTCTATTTCTGCGACCTGCCGCAATTGCCGGACGGTCCGATCGGCATCCTCGTCCTGTCAGTGATGGCCGCGATCGCGCAATGGGAGCGCGGCATCATATCGGAGCGCACTACCGCGGCGCTCGCGGCCGCCAAAGCGCGCGGCACGAAACTCGGCAATCCGAACCTCCGATCCGACGGCGCCGGTGTCGCTCGCCGGCGCCAGGCTCGAGCACACGCCCGCGACGTGTTGCCGGCGATCGCTAAAGCGCAAAAGGCCGGCTGCACCACGCTGACCGAACTCGCCGAGGCGCTCACAGCGCGCGGAATCAAAACCGCGAACGGCCTGGCGAACTGGAGCCCTGAGCAAGTCCGCCGAGTAATGCAGCATAAGGCCTGGGTCACCGAATGACCGAAACCGTCACCGTGATCGAGGACGCCGACGGCAAAACGATCGCGAGGTTTCGGCGCTTGAACGAGACGGTTCCGATCGCGGCGCTGGCCGACGAGCTCGAGCGCCCGAAGCGCCGGCGACGGAGCAACGGCGGCCCTGGTGCAGCGCGCCGCGAGAAACGCGATCGGACGCCGATGTCTGCGCGAGTGCTGCCGCTCGCCCGGCCCGACTGGTTTGACGAACGCATCGATCGCGCCCGGCTGATGGCCGGCCGGTAGGAGATTGCATGTTCCTGTTTTCGAAAGCCGAGATGCTGCTCATTGCGCTGCAGCAGGAAGTGGCGCTGCGTCGCCATTGGCAGCGCCTCGGCCTTAGCGGTCAGCTGCAGCGGCAGGACTGGCGCAAGCATCGCCGGCGCGGCTGGAAACAACGCCGCAGCGCGGGGATTGCCCGATGATCCGCTGGCCGTGGCGCCGGAAGCGCCAGACCGTCGAGATACCGCGCGTCGGTCCCGACGAAGTAATGCTGCTGACTTGCGCGCGAAGCCTCACCTCTCGGGAAGCGGATCGCCTGCAGCAGCTGTTCAGCGAGGCGTATCGTAACAGGAGCAGCAGCGCCGCGATCATCGTCGATCTGCCGATCACGGTCGCGGCGATTGTAAAGCGCAGCGCCGTTGACCCGGGGCCGATCGCGTGATGGCGCAGTCTCCGCAGATGCCGCGCACGCCCAACCAAATGCGCGCCGAGGAAGGCCTGCCGGCGCTCCCACGCGGGCTCGCCCAGGCCGATCGCATCGTCAACGCGGCATGTCCCGATGTCGGCGAGGAACCGAGTTTCGGCGCGTTGGTTGACGCCGCGACGGCCGAGATCGCCGAAGCGTTTCGCGTGCCGCCGCCCAAAGATCCTACGGTCTACGCCTTCACGCCAGCGGGCGGCTATCCGCCATATCTGAACATCAGGCGCGGCGATCCCGGCGTGTATGTGATCACCGTGCGCAGCCCAGCAGGTGCCGCCGGCGATCGCTGCGGCGATACGGCGACCATCGCAATCGGCCGCGACCAGCTGCTCGAGCTCTTCAAAGCGCTCGCCGGCGAGCTCGAGGTCCCGGTGAGCAGGCGGCTATGATCGACGCCGTCGAAGACGCCCGTCAGCGCCGCGCCAGGATCGATAAGCCGCGCTGCATGGTCGAGCAGCTGCGCGACGACCGGCTGATCTCAATTCGCGAGTTCGACGTCGGCATGTTCCTGCGGGCGACGAACGATAAGCTGATGCGCCGGCGCGACATTAGGGCCGAAGCCGTGCTGCAGCTGATGCGCGACGAGCTCAACAAGATCGAGCGCGGCACCTGGGCGATGGTCCGCGAGGTTTGCATCGAAAACGAGCCGTTGCGGACGGTCGACGGCACAAAGCGCTTTCGTGAAGCGCTCCAGGCTGTCGCGCTGAAGGTCGATGTTCTGATGGCTCACTTCGCCGGCGCCGACGGCGTCGCATGAACGAGATGGAAATCAGCAAAGCGTGCAAGCGCGACCGGACCTGCATTACGGCCTGCGCCGCGCTTTGGAGCCTAGGCGTCTGCGCCGAGCGAGCGAGAGATGCGCCGCCGGCGGTTCCTCCGGTCACAGCCGCTGACACAGCTTGTGAAAAGCCGAACTGAGCCGGCGGCGCGCCCGGTGTGTTAAAATGTGAGTCGACTCGTGCTGGGGGGCGCGAACCACTGTGAAGGGTCAGCCCCTATGACCGACGAGGAAATCGCCTGGGAGCGCATGCGCCTGGCGATCTTGCGGGCGCAGCAGGATCCGAGCGACCGCAACCTGGCCGAGGTCACCCGGCTTAAACACAAGATGGTCGAGGCGATGGAACGGCCGCAGCGAGACGACGCGGCTTAGCTCCAATTCAGCGCGTCGTCGCGAGTGGCGATCGCGGCGTCTATCGTTTCGCCGATGTCTTTTCTCAGCGCAGCCGCGGCCTCTTTATTTCCGTCGAGAAAGCCGCGCTCCTTCAGCATTTGCATGATGATTTGGACCGCGTTGTACGTCTCGGAATAGGTCCACGGATTATCCATTTTGCCGCACGGTCCTTCCCCAGGCTGAAGGCGGCTGAGCGGTCGGGACTGTGTGGCGGGAACCCACAGTCCCGACTAGCCTTTAACCGCCCGTTCCAGTCCGTGCTTCGGCGGCCTGGCCGCCGGCTGCCTTCTGCGCAGGTCTGCGGCCTCGCCGGCGTTGCCCGGTCTGGATGCTAGTGGCGCCCGGCGACTGCGCCAGGTTCCAGCCCTTCATTGCATCACCGATGACCAGCTTTTTCGTCACAAGCGAACCGGATACGCCACCGAGCGCGGTGCCGATTTGCTGTGCGTTGAGCCCCGTCTCGATCTGAAGTTCGGCGCTCGTGATGCCCGGCCTGTTCTTGATCGCGGTGAGGATTTTCCCGCTCGTGGTGTTCGCGCTCGGCTCTTTGACCGCCGTCGAACGTTTGGTCCGTCGAGTTGATACCGTTCGGTCCACGATCGCGATGCCGTTCGTCAGCGAGAGCTCGGCATTGAGAACGCCCAAAGCGAAAAAGGCGCCATCCCTAAAGTCCGTCGGGCAACCTGGCGGCAAGATCGCCACCATGCCTTGATAGGTCGTCGTCTGTTGGTTCATCGCACTGCCCTCCTTTTTGCAGCAGTGCTTGCGTTTACTCTCACAACCGCAGGTGCCGCAATGGTGAAGACGCGCGCCGGCGAACTTACCGAGTTCAATACGCTGCTGCGGCGCGCCGCCTATTTGCGGAAGATCGACGGCGACAAGCGCGACGCCGAGATAATCATCGACGATTTTATTCACCTTCTGGAACTGCCGTCGCTGCTGCCGCTAACGGAAACCTTGCGCGGGATCGTTCAGCGCCTGGCGGTCAAAGTCGGAGCCATAGAAAACGACCCGACAGCGAGCGCGCTGTGAAATTCGCCGCGATCGTCGCCCTGACCGCGCTTGCCGGCTGCAGTCCTTATCTCGTCATGGATCCGCGCGACGACACCAAGGTCGTTGCACTGTGCTACCGCGATTCCACGAACGCCTTCTGCAGGGTTGAGGACGTCGATCACAAGACGGTCACCACCGGCTCAGGCTACCTCTCGTCGCTTGGCGGGATCGCATCGCTCTTCGCGCTCGTCGCCAAGCCGTAAAGACCCCCCGCGCGGATGAAATTCGCCAAGCGATCGCACACGTTTCGGCTGGTGCTGCCAGGCTGCTATCCGCTTCTGTTCGAGCTCAACTCTTGGCATTGGAAGCGGAACGGCAACACAGCACGGGAAAAAGAGCAACCCGAAGCTGATGGCTGTAAGCTGGGTGCAACAGGCCGGGTTCTACGAAGACGAGCCCGGAAAGTGGACCCATAGGCCGACCCCAGGCGCGCGGCGTCTGTGGCTCTATTTCCGAGGCGGCTATGCGCTACATGCCGACTTTCGTGTGGTGCGCACGTCCTGATCCCGTTCTTTGGTTCCGTCAATGGGCTGACGAAGTCCGCGACGAGACTGAACAGCGCGTCTATGGCAGCACGCCGCGCCATGAATACCCATCACAATTCGAACCAAGCGACAGCGATGGCTGATAGCCGCAGCGACGCGGCGCGGCAGTATCGTTGCTGGTACTACACGACCCGATGGCGCGAGCTCCGCAAGGCGCAGCTGCAGCGCGAGCCGTTGTGTCACCTATGCCGAGCGGGAGGACGCCGGACACCGGCGACGATCGTCGACCACCGGCGGCCGCACCGTGGCAGCGCCGCGCTTTTCTTCGACGCCGGCAACCTCGCCTCCCTGTGCAAGCCGCACCACGACGCGACGAAGCAGCGACAGGAGCGCGGCCGTAAGCAAGTCGGCGTTGCCAACGATGGCTGGCCGGCCGAACCGGGGGGATAGGGGTTTCGAGCAACGTCTCGAGGCGCCGAGCAACCGGTCAACCGTTTTCTTTTTTGGCCCGCGATATTCGAACAGGGGGTCAAAAGGATAAAAAGCGTGGAAAGAGGCAGAAAACCTAAGCCTTCCGCGCTGAAGCTAGTGACAGGGAACCCTGGGCATCGCGCCGTAAATTCCGCGGAGCCAAAACCGCGGCCAGGACTGCCGACACCGCCGGCGACGCTCAACGAAGACGCGCTGCGGGAATGGCGCCGGGTGGCGCGAGAGCTTCATCAATGCGGGCTGCTGACGCTCGTCGATCGGGCCGCACTCGCCGCCTACTGCCAGGCTTACGGACGATGGGCCCAGGCCGAGCGCGAGCTCGCGACCGAAGAGCTCGTCATCACCACCGACAAGGGCAACCTGATCCAGAACCCGCTGGTCGGCATCGCCCGGCGGGCTCAGTCCGACATGGTCCGCTACGCCGCAGAATTTGGGATGACCCCGAGTGCAAGATCGCGAGTCCACGCCGAAGGGAAGGGCAAAGCATCCGCCCAGGATCCCGCACGCAAATACTTCTAGGGACCCCGTCACCGATTTCGCCCGGGTCGTGGTCGCCGGTGACCTCATCGCTGGCCCGCACGTGCGCAATGCCGCCCGCCGACACTTGCACGACCTCGAGCACGCGCCAGGCCGCGGCTTCACGTGGAACATCGAGGCCGCGCAGCGCGCGATGCGGTTTTTTCCCGACGTGTTGAGGTTGAACGGCGGCCAGTTCGAGGGCAGGCCTTTCGAACTGCACGCGAGTCAGCTGTTTATCATCGGATCGCTGTTCGGCTGGCAGCGCGCGGACGGGACCCGCCGGTTCCGGCGCGCTTACATCGAGATCGGCAAGGGCAACGGCAAGTCGCCGCTCGCGGCCGGGATCGGCATGTACTGCCTCCTCGCCGACAATGAGCCCCGGGCCGAGGTCTATGCCGCCGCCTCGAAAATGGATCAGGCGATGGTGCTCTTTCGCGACGCCGTCGCGATGTACCAGCAATCGCCGTCACTGTTCGAGCGGCTGGAATCTTCAGGCGGCGCTGGCGCCGTCTGGAACCTAGCGGATTTGCAAACGGGCTCATTTTTTCGGCCGATCTCTTCGGAGAAGGGGCAATCGGGCCCGCGCCCCAGCTGCGCGCTCTGTGACGAGGTTCACGAGCACCGCACCGGGACCATGATCGAAATGCTCGAGCGCGGTTTCAAATCGCGCCGCCAGCCGCTGCTGGTGCTGATCACGAACAGCGGCACCGATCGGGAGTCGGCTTGCTGGGGAGAGCACCTTCACGCGGTCCGCGTCGCCGCCGGGACGATGGCACCCGATGATGATTTCACCTGGGTCGGCGAGCCGATCGACGACCAGGCCTTCAGCTTTGTGTGCGCCCTCGACAAGGGCGAGGATCCGCTCACCGACCCGGAATGCTGGGCCAAGGCGAACCCGCTGCTCGGGGTGACGATCAAGCCGGACTATCTCGACAGCGTCGTGAAGCAAGGCCTCGCGATCCCGGGCAAGCTGAACAACATCCTGCGGCTTCACTTCTGCGTCTGGACCGACGCCGACTCGGCATGGATGTCGCGCCCGGCGCTAGAGGCCTGCCTCGCCGATTTCGACCCGCTCGAGCACATCGGCAAGCTCTGCTATCTCGGCCTCGATCTGTCGGCGACCCGCGATCTGACCGCGCTCGCGTTCATGATCCCGACCGGCTTTGTCCACGTCGACCGCATCGATCCCGAAACGGGGCTGATCCGGGTGGTGCGGTTGCCGACTTACGATTGCTGGGTCGAGGCCTGGACGCCGGCGGACACGCTCGACGAGCGAGCGCGCGCCGACCAGGCGCCCTATGACGTATGGGTCCGCGAGGGCTGGCTCGAAGCGACGCCCGGCAAGGTCGTGCGCTATGACTTCGTGGTCGGCCGCATCGCCGAGGCGCAGCAGGAATACGACATCCGCGCGCTCGCCTTCGATGCCTATGCGTTCAACCGCAACTTCCGGCCCGAGCTCGACGCCTTCGGGGTGCAGGTCACCTTGCTCGAGCACCCGCAAGGCGGGAAGCGCAAGGCGGCCGAGAGCGGGTTGTGGATGCCCGGCAGTCTCGATTGCCTCGAAAAGCTGATCCTCGAGCGGCGCATCCGCATCCGGCGATCGCCGGTCGCGATCGCGGCGATCATGTCAGCTGCCATCGAAGAGGACGCCTTCGGAAATCGCTGGTTTTCGAAGCGCAAAGCAGCGAACCGGATCGACCCGCTCGTCAGCCTTGCGATGGCCGCCGGCGCAGCCGAGGTCGGCGACGACACCAGGTCGGCCTATGACACCCGCGGCGTGCTGGTCATCTGAAATCGGAGTGTTCCCCGTGAAACTGCTGCGCCGCTTCCGCCGCGCCGCGGCGACACTCGCGACCGCCTGCCTGCGCACCCTGCCCGGGCTGCTGCGCGACCTCACAGGGCTCGCCGGCGCCGCCAGCGTCGCCTATGGCGCCTGGCAGGTCTACCCGCCGGCCGGCTGGATCGTCGGCGGTGGCTTGGCACTCATTGCTGCGTGGCGCCTGGTGCCTCGCGAACCCGAGACACCGCCGAGCAATTGACGGTAAAATCAGTGCATGGGGGATGCACTGACACCGACCAAAATCTGCACGCGGTGCGGTGAAGAAAAGCCGGCCACACGCGAATTCTTCTACCGGGACCGCGGTCAACGAGCGGGCCTGTCCTCACAGTGCAAGCGGTGCGTTTCCAACACGGAACGCACCCGCCGCGTGCGCAATGCCAAGGCGATCGCCGCTAAGCGGAAGGCGTATAACCAAGCGCACGCCGAGCAAATAAAAGCCTATGGTCGTGAGTACAGGCAGCGAAATCGCGAAGCCAACCGGCTCCGAATGCGGGCTTATCGCAAGGCAAAACCGGAGATCGTCGCCAAGCACGAGCGAGCCCGGAAGAACGTTACCGAACGTCGTGGGCAACAGAAGCGGTACTACTCCGAGAACCGCGACCGTCTGCGCGCTCAACAGGCCGAATACCGCGCCGCGAATCGAGAGCGGCTCCTGGCCGCTCGGCGAGCGAAGCGTGAGATCGAAAAGCACGACCCGAAATTCAAGGTCGCGAAGGCGATATCCGGTAGCCTGCTGCAGGCGTTGCGGCACAAGAAAAACGGCTCAATGTGGGAAACGCTCGTCGGGTATGACCGCGAGCAGCTGGTCCAGCACATCGAGCGTCAGTTCAGGCGCGGCATGTCCTGGGCCAACTTCGGAACCAAATGGCACATCGACCATATCCGGCCGGTGTCGTCTTTCGCCTTCGCATCGGCCGATGACCCGGAGGTCACGGCCTGCTGGGCGCTCACCAATCTGCGGCCACTTTGGAAGCTCGACAATCTCTCGAAGCACGCCAGGCGGACGCACCTGATCTGAAGGATTTCACCGATGGGGCTGCTTGACCGCATCGCAGCCCCGACCAGAAAGCGCGATGTTTCTGGTGTTCCAAGTTTTGGAATGATTCCACCACTTGGCAGTGTTCAATCAGCATCTGGTCTGCTTATTTCGCAGGCGACCGCGATGACGGTCCCGGCCGTCTATCGCGCCGTTTATGTGCGCGCGACCGACGTCGCCCGCTGCTCGCCGAGCGTGTTCGCCGAACAAAAGGACGGCACCAGGACGAAACTCGCCGGCGACGATCACGCGCTCGCGGCGCTGATGCTGCGGCCTAATCGCGTTCAGACCTGGTTTGAATTCATCAGGGATTTGTGGGTCGCCTATCTACTGCGCGGAAACGCGTATGCGGCGATCCTGCGCGACGGCCGCGGCAACCCGAAAGAGCTCATCTGGATCAACCCCGACGCCGTGATGGTGCTCGAGGCGGTCGATGGTCAGTGGTTCTATAACGTCAACCGGATCGGGCTCTTCCAGCTGGCGATGCTGCGCGATTTCCCGGTCGCGATCCCGGCCGACGATATTCTTCACTTCCGCGGCATTAGCTTCAACATGCTGGTCGCCGCGTCGCCGATCGGCCTGGCTCGCGACACGATCGGCCTCAACATGGCGATGTCGCAGCAGCAGTCGCGCTGGATCGCCAATGGCGCGCGCCCGTCGGTGGTGCTGGAGGCGAAAGGTAAGCTGAACGACCAATCCGCTGCCCGGCTTAAGAAGTCGTGGGAAGATTACGCCGGGGGCATTCAGAACATCGGCCGCACCGCGGTGCTCGAAGATGGCGTCGAAGCGAAAGAACTCAAGCTGACCTCGGTCGATCTGCAATTCATGGATCAACTGTCGATGTCGGTTCAGGACGTCGCTCGTGTCTTCGGGGTCCCGGTTCGAAAATTGATGCAGCCCGATACTTCGAAGGGCTCGTCGATCATCCAGGAAGATCAGTCGTACATCAACGAAACCGTTTCGCCTGACCTGACGCTGATCGAACAAAAGCTGGTCATCACGTTCGACCTCGATAAGGAAGGCCTCGGTGTCGATCTCGACGAAACCCCGCTCCTGCGCGCCGATCCGCTGACCAGGTACAACGTCGGCCGCATCGGCATCCTCTCGGGCATGATCGCCACAAACGAGTGGCGCCGCGGCGAGAAACTGCCGCCGGTCGAAGGCGGCGACGAGGTCCGCGCGCCGGTCAACCTGGCGGCGCTCGGCAGCGACATGACCGGAACGGCGCCTGACGCCGCCGGCCGGCCGCCGCAGGGCCAGGAGCCAGCGCCTGGCGTACCGAACCAAAGCGATGCCGACGACACGGCTAAGACCGGCGCCTACGAGGGCGGCCTGCAGCACGGCTGGATCCCGCTGCGGATCCTGCATCGCTGGGAACAGCGCGCGCTGAAGCGGCTCGAGCAGGACGGAAAGCCGGCGATCGAACCGGATCCGCCCGAACCGGTCGAAGCGCCGCCGGCGCCCAAACCCGACAAGCCCCGCACTGACGGGGCTTTTTCTTTGCCCGAGGCAGCTGACTGATGTTTCGCCAGATCATCCCCGTCGAGATCCGCGCCGCCGGCGAAGGCCTGGGCGAGGACGAAGTCGAGATCGTCATGTCGACGGGCAACCTCGCCCGCGACGGCCATATCCTCGAGCCCGCCGGCGCCGACATCGACACCTATCGGTCGAACCCGATCGTCCTTTGGCAGCACGACCCGCGGACGCCCGTCGCGACCGCGCCGGAAGTGGTGCTCGACGGCAACAAGATCCGCGCCCGGGTACGATTCGCGTCTCGAGGTATTTCGGAGAAGGCCGACGAAATCCGCGGCCTCGTTAAAGACGGGATCATCAACGCGGTCAGCGTCGGCTTCGACCCGATCGACGGCGCGCCGATCGATCCGAAAAAGCCGAAGGGCGGCCAACACTTCACCCGATGGGCATTGCTCGAATGCAGCTTCGTTTCGATCCCGGCTGACACCGGGGCGATCGTCACTGCGCGCGAACACCAGGAGTCAGAAATGACAGAAGCCGTCACCACCACCGTTGAGACTGATATCAAGACGGGGGTCGTCACCGCCACGACCGCAATTGAAGCCGAAAAGAAACCCGTCGTGGTGCGCGCGCATCGAAGCGGGATCGGCGTCATGGTCCGCGGCCTATACGACATCGGCCGCCTCGCCTGGCTGCTCGATAGTCTGTGCGATGCGCACTGGTCGGCGCAGGTCGAGGCAGCGTTCGAGGGCGACAATTCGCAGGTGCCGGCAATGCTCGCCAAGGCGATGCAGGAGCTCGGCTCAGCACTGATCGCGATGACCGAAGAAGAGGTCGGCGAGGCGCTCGAGGCCGCCGGCGCCAATGTCGATGAAGACGATGGCGAGGGGCTCGACGCCGGGGCGACGGTCATCATCGAGGCCGCGCACTCGGCCGAGCACAAGCGGTTCCTCATCGGCTACCAGCGCGCTCTGCAGGTCGCCAAGGAACGCGCGGGCAAAAAGCATTCGTCGGCGACGATCGCGACAATGGACGAGGCGCTGGGGCACCACGACGCCGGCATGAAGGCCGCGCGCGAGGCGCTGCGTTGCTTCGGACGTGCTGCCAATTGCGTGCAAGGGATGCGCGACGACAACGGCTGCGATTGCAGCAGTGATCCCGACGCCGACAATTACGACCCGGATTGCGAATGCGATCGCGCTGTCGGCAATGGCAAAGACCAAGAGGGCAGCAAGACGGTGCAGACCAGCGACGGCGTCGCCGAGAGCGAAGGCAGCGAAAACGGTCGCGCCGCGCGCCTGCGCCAGCTTGAGGCGTTCAGCCTGCGGCACGAGCCGAAAGCGCTGGCGCCAGTTTGACGCCGGCCTTTTTGATCCTGCTCACATTTATGGGCGCTCGTGGGTTCTCGACGCTCGATTGTCCTGACATCGCCTGCGTCGACAGCGTGATCGCTCACGCGCACGAGAGCCAACGATTAAGCCGGCTGCGCGTCTTCCGAAAAGACGAAGCGGCTTTCGCTGAAAAGATCGGGCTGCAGCCGGCCTACGCCCCACTGATCGACCTTCAGTTCAACTGACGACCGAAATCCCGACCGAGAGGCGGGATGCCCTGAAGACTGCCGCCTGGGCAACGGCCCCCGCCGCGCTGTGAAGCGCCGCATTCCCACTGACGGAGTAACCCGATGCCAAAGGTCGCTGACCTGCTGAAGCAGCGCGGGGTCGCCTTCGATGCGTTCAAGGCACTCGCCGAGAAAGACATCCTGACCGCCGAGGAACAGGCGGATTACACCACCCGCCGCGACGAGGTCAAAAACCTCGACAATCAGATCGATCGCGCCAGGGAAGCGCAGGAGCTCGCCGCGCGCGATGCGCGCCCGGTCGGTGGGCAGGCCCGCGTCCCGGCAGCGCCCGAAAAAGACCCGTATCTGAGCCTCGAGGCGGCGCAGGCCCGCGGTCTGACGACCCACAAGGGCCTGATCGTCGGCGGCATGATGCGCATGGTCGGCCTCGCTGCCGAGCGGCACGCGAAACCGATCGAGGTCGCAACCGAACTCTATGGCGCGGATCACCCGATCGTCCGCGCCCTCGGCGTCGGCACTGGCCCCTCGGGCGGCTTCATCGTCCCTCCCGACTACATGAACGAGATCATTGAACTGCTGCGACCGCTCGCAGTGGTTCGCGGTTCCGGCCCGCGCACGATCCCGATGCCCAGGGGCACGATGCGGCTACCCGGTCAGGCGTCGGCAGCGACTGCCAGCTATGGCGCGGAAAACACCGCGATCCCGCAGACGCAGCAAGTGCTCCGCTCGATCGTCGCGACGTACAAAAAGCTCACTGCATTGGTTCCTGTTTCCAATGACATGATGAGATATTCCGACCCGGCCGTCGATGCCTTCGTCCGTGATGACCTCGTAAAGGTTGTGGCGCTCAGGGAGGACCTGGCATTTATCCTCGGCGACGGCACTCAGGACACGCCCCGCGGCTGGCTGAGCTTCGCCAATGGCTGGGTTGTCGCCGGCGGCGGCACTGCCGGCGTCTTCTCGACCACTGCGAATTCGACGCTCGCGGTGAACGGCACCGATCCGGCGAATTCCACCGGCGGCAACTTCATCACGTCAAACGAGAGCTACACGTTGTCGACGGTGGCGACGGAGCTCGGCGGTGCAGTGAACCGCCTCGACACCGCGAACGTGCCCGACACCAAACGCGTGTGGTTCATGAACCCGCGCAGTTGGAACTACCTCAACAACGTGCAGAACTCGCTCGGCGTCTACGTCTATCGCGACGAATTGAGCAAGGGCACGCTGCTCGGGTATCCGACCAAGAAGACCACGCAGATCGGCACGAATTACTTCGACGCAAGCGGTGCTCACACCGATTGCTCGTTCGTGTTCCTCGCCGAGATGGACGAGACGATGTTGCTCGATTCGATGCAGCTGGAACTGGCTGTGTCGCGCGAGGGCACATACGTCGACTCGGGCGGGAACACGGTGTCCGCGTTCCAGTCCGATCAAACCATCATTCGCGCGATCGCCGAGCACGACTTCCAGATGCGCCACGACCAGGCGGTCGCGGTCATTCAGGCGGTCCGCTGGGCGCCGGCGATTTCCTAACCGCACTGAGTAACGAAGGCTCAGCCTAAACCGCTGGGCCTTTTCTCTCACTGCAATGGTCTTCTCTATTCAAGGAAACCCTCTCATGACCGACATGGTTGTGCAAAAGAACATCGGCTCTCTCATCACTGTCCGCGAAGGGTCGGCGAGCCTTTCCAACACCGCCGGCGCCGGCAGCAACAACACCACGAAAGCCGGGATTTCGATCGATCGCCAGGGCCTCGGCAGCCCCGGCACGCCGCCCGAGTCGGCGGTCGCTAGCGTGCTCTACGCTGCGACCCTGGCTTCCGGTTCGACGCTGGCAATCCAGGTCATCGTCAGCCACGCGCCGGACAATTCGACCTGGACGACGTACACGTCGAATTCAAGCACGTCGATCGTGGTCGCGACCGGACCGTCGGGCGGTGGTGCGGTGGCCGGGCAGCTGAACCTGTCGGTGAACCTGTCGTCGGCGCAGCGCTATATCCGGGTCGATCACGTCCCGAACCTGAGCCGCGCCGGCACCGACACCTCGATCACTCAGGCTGTCGCGGTGCTCGCCGGCTTCGACCGTCTGGCGTCGCCGACCTGATGCTGATCAGGCTCGCGGTCGACTTTGGCCCTTGCACGATCGACGAAGACCTCGTCGGTCTGCAGGGCCTCGTCACATGCCTGGGCCGGCCTCGAGTGATCGAGGTCGGTTCCTGGCTCGGCCGCACCGCGCTGGCGATGGTCGAGGCGGGTGCCGAGTTCGTGCATTGCGTCGACACGTGGGACGGCACCAACGACCCGGAAGACGAGACGTTCGCGCATGGGGCAAAGCACGGCCATGCTGCGCTGCTGAACGCCTTCCGCGTCAACGTCGCGGCGCATCTTGGCCAGACGATCTATCACTATATCGGCACGTCCAGCTATTGGGCCGACCGATGGACCGTGCCCGCCGACCTCGTCTTCATCGACGCCGAGCACAGCTACGAGGCAGCGCTCGCGGACATCACGCTGTGGACGCCGCACGTGCGCCCCGGCGGAATTTTGTGCGGCCATGACTTTTGCGAGGCGTGGCCGGGCGTGAAGCGGGCGGTCGAAGAAACCGGGCCTTTCAACATCGTCGGGAATTCAGTGTGGTGGCGCCAGTTATGACCGATGGGATCTACCGGCATCCGCCCGGGCGCTTGTCGCGCTGGGGGGTTGTCGACGTCGGCCTGAAGTGCATGCACTCATGCCAGTTCTGCTATTACGCAGGCGGCATCGACGACCACGCCGACCCCTTTCACGGGATGCGGCATGCGAAGTTCCTGCCGACCGAGCACCTGCTCGAGCTCGCCCGTTCATTGAAGCAGAACGGCTTCGTCGGCTTCGATGTCACCGGCGGCGAGCCTTGCTTGCATCCGGGGATCGTCGAGCTCGCCGCCGAGGCAAAGCGCCTCGGCCTCGCCATGCGCGTCATCACGCTCGGCCAGTACCTGAACCGGCCGATGAAGCATTCGTCGCCGGACCGGCCGCTGATCGAAGCGCTGCTCGACGCCGGCGTCGCTGACTTTCTCTTGTCGGTTCACGCCGTCGAAGACGCCGATTTCAGGCGCATCACCGGCGAGTCCTGGTCAAAGCTGCGCGATGCGATGGTCAGTCTCGACCTGAGCGATTTCGACTACTGCACCAACACCACCGTCCACGAGGGCAACTTCCGGCAGCTGCCGGAGATCGCCGACGAGATCATTCGGCATCGGGTCTATGCCTCGAACCTGATCGTGATGAACGCCTATTATGCCTGGTCGAAACCGGGCGGCGGCGCCGGCGACGTCCAGGGCCACTACGGCCAGATCCGGCCTTATCTGATCGATGCCCGGGGTCGCCTCGAAGCGGCCGGGATCGCGGTCAATATCCGATATGCGCCGCTGTGCACCGTGAAGGGCGCCGAGCGCAACCTGGTCGGCATCACCGGCGTGCGGCACGACCCGCACGAATGGATGAATGAGATCGATCATACCTCGCCGGGACCGGCCGAAGAGATGGGCCGGAAAATCGGCATCCGCGATTTCGACACCGGCACGCCGCTGATCCCCGTCAGCGAGCCGGGCATCGTCGCGCGCCGCGCCGGCAAGGTCTACCCGGAGAAGTGCCACTCCTGCGCCGCCGCCTTCGTCTGCGACGGCATCGATCCGCGATACCTGGCTGAGCGCGGCGACGCCGAGCTCGAGCCTTACACCGAGTTTCGGGGCGATCTGCTCGACCGAGAGCGGCTCGCTTATCTGCCCGCCTTCATCTGCAAAACCGCGCCGTTCGCCGACGCGCGTGGCGCAGTGCGGGCGGCTTTTGGGAGGTCAAATCGGTAAATGTGGCTCCTACCTTCGCGCGGCCGGCCGGGCAATCTTGCCCGGTTTTTTAATGCCTATCGCCAGACCGGCGGATCGACGCCGGGCATGGTGATCGTCGATACCGACGACTACCTCGCGCATCGACCAGCCTATAGCGAGCTCGCGCTCCCGATGGGCTGGTTGCTTAAGATCACCAGCGGCGTCACCCAAGGCGAAAAGATCGCCGAGGTCTGGCATCAGGTCAAAGACTGCGCCTGGCTCGGCCTTATCGGCGACGACTGCGTGCCCGAGACGATGGGCTGGGATCGCAGGCTGACGGAAGCTCTCGACGGCACCAACTTCGTCAGCTGCGACGATGGCTGGCAGGCGCCGAAACGGGTCGGCAATTGCTGGGTCATGTCCGGCGACCTGGTGCGCGCCGTCGGCTGGATCTTCCCGCCCGGGCTGCAGCACCTTTACGTCGACGACGTATGGGAAGAGATCGGCCACGAGGCCGGTTGCTGGCGCGTCCTAATGGACGTCAAGGTCGCCCACCGTCACGTGCTGAAGGGCGAGGCCGCGCCCGACGATACGCACCGGGCCGTCTATGGCAGTGACGGCAGCGATCCGCAGGCCGGCATGTGGCCGCTCGATGCCGCCGCCTATACCGGGTGGCAGAAATCGGGAAAGGCCGACACGATCGCCGCGGTGCGTGCGCTCAACCCGGGGCGCAACGCAGCCGATGCTGACGAAGAGCAAAAGGTGCAGGCCCGGATGGCGCGCGCCAAATCGCGCTTCGTGCTGATCGCCTCGCCCGTTCACCGCGGCTTCGAAGAGCCGTTTGTTACCTCGATCATCCAGACGGTGATCCTGCTCGAGCGCCTCGGCGTCCGGCAGGATTGTCAGTGGGTGAAGGGCGGCAGCAACCTTCCGAAAAGCCGCAATCAATTGGCGGCTGGCTTCCTCGCCGGCGACTGGACCGACCTCATTTTCATCGACACCGATATGGGGTGGGACCCGAACGCGGTGGTGCGCCTCCTGGCATCGGATAAGGATGTCATCGCCGCCGTCGGCCGGCGCAAATGCGAGGAGGTCAGCTGGTGCTGCAACCTCCCGGCGGGCCCTCTTCGGCAAGACGACATGGGTGCCCTCGAGGTCCCGCGCGCCGGCACCGGGCTGATGAAGATCACCCGCGATGCGCTGGAGCAGATCATCGCCGCCAGGCCCGACCTGAAGGGCCCGGGCGACGACAACATGAGCCCCGGCGAGCGCGCCAATTATCACCACTTTTTCCGCTTCGGCGATGACGACAGCGGCGAGGATTATGTGTTCTGCGACCTCTTCCGCTCGGTTGGCGGCGAGGTCTGGATCGATCCCGAAATCTGGCTCTCGCATACCGGCGAGAAGGCCTATGCCGGCAAGTTCGCCGACGCGCTGAAGCCGGTCGTCACCGTCATTCAGGACAAGGCCGCTTAAGCCGCTTTCGCCGGCGCTTTCGGCCGTTCGCCCCAATTTCGCAGCTTGGCAATGTTGCGAACGTTCCTTCCGCTTACGCCGTGCTTCGCGCCGACCTGATCCACGGTCAGATGGGGCGACTGCCAATCTTCACGAATTGCCTCGGCCGTCTCGAAATCGACGACCCGCTTGCCCTTCATCGCTGATGACCTCCGCGCCTGCGAGGCCCCGCTTTTACCAAAGGTCGAGACGTGAAACTCGTGGAATTTACGCGCGACATGGCCCCGCACGTCGCCGGCGAGAGCCGCCTCGTGCCCGACACGCTGGCCGACACGCTCGCGGCCGAGGGCGCCGTCATCAACGTCCGCCCCTGGCCTGACCACCAGCCCGATCCGAAACGCTACCTGCCGCGCGTCAAGCGGCCTGAGAGGACGCGATGACCCAGCTGCTCCCGGCGACCGCGATCACCGCTCCTGTCACCGCGCAAGTCGGCCCAACCGTCAAATTCAACGCCCGGCCGGACACCCTCGCGATCCAGGCGAACCTTATCGGCGGATCGAGCGGCAGCAGCATCGCGCTCTACGTGCAAACCTCCCTCGATAAGGGCGCGAACTGGATCGATATCGCCTCGCTTGCTTTCACCACGGCGGCGACGCGCGTTGTGGTGAACCTGTCCTCGCGCACGCCGGTTACGACGCCACTTGTCGCGACCGATGGCTCGCTGGCCACCGGACAGAAAGACGGCATTCTCGGCGACCAATTCCGCACCAAGCTGACCACGACCGGCACCTATAGCGGCACGACGATCGCCGTCGATATCAGCGGCAATCAGGTCTAACGGGAGCCCGGCCGGCCGGGAGCGAGCATGGCCGATTTTGACACCAAGCTGTCGGTCAGCGGCGTCAATTCGCCCTTCGGTATATCCACCGACGTCTCGCTTCGCGATGTGATCGCCGCGGAGAGCGGCGACGCCGCGGAATGCCTCTGGGGCGATGGAACATTTCGGGCGCCGACCGGCGGCGGTGGCGGCAGTTCGGTGCAGATCGGCGGGTATACGATTTTTGTCGATACCGACGGCAGCTTAAAGATCAAGGCGCCCGACGGTTCGGTCACGCCTCTGGTGATCAAGACATGAGGGATCGGGGTCAATGAGACATTCTTTCGGCATTGTCGCCTGTCCGCGTGGACATAGCGCACGCCGGCGCGCCGCCTGGCGCTGGGCACTATGGGCGATGGCCATCGTCTTCACGCCGGTTCTGGCGATGGGCGCTTACCAGCCCGCCTTCGTCCCGACCACATTTCTGAGCAATTCGGCGAAGACCATCGTCGCCTCCGTCACTGGCAGCATCACTTCCGGCCATCTGGCAACTTTTGCCGATAACGTCGGCACCATTCAGGACGGCGGCGCCGCCCCGACGGGCACGGTATCGAGCGTCACCTGCGGGACCGGTCTTTCAGGCGGTACCTTCACGACCTCGGGAACCTGTTCGCTGGCCAACATTGTGCCCACGATCTTCACCGGGTCGAGTCCCCTCACTCTCGGGTCGACCAACAATCTCGAAGAGATCATCGAGATGGGGACGCCGGCGGCACTCACCATAAACCTTCCAGCCTCGCCGGCCGATGGGACCTATCAGTGCGTCAAAGACGGGCTGAAGAATTTCGCCACCGACAACGCCACGATCAAGACTACCGACAGCAGCACCATCGACAAGGTCGCCGGCGCGACCGGGTATGTGATGAACCAAAACGGGCAGCAGAACTGCTTCTATTACAGTGCCTCGAAGACGAACTGGTACATCTTCTAAGCCGATGTCCCGTCTCCTAGCAGCGGCAGCCCTGTGCGCGTTTTTCTATTCGAGCGCAGGCTGGGCCGGGCATGCCGAGATCGCCCCGGCGGTTGCATCGGGCGCGACGCTGCCCGATACGCTCAACCAGGAATTCCATGTCTCGACCGCGCAGCTGGGCGCGGCATCGACGACAACACTCGGCGTTGTTACCGGCCTTTCCCAGGCACTGACCGCCGGGAAGACCTATCTCTGCGAAGCGCATCTTTCCGTTTCGACCGGGTCGAGTTCGGCTGGCGCCAAAGCCGGACTGGTCGCCACCAACAGCCTTTCCGCGACATCGATCAGCTATACGGCACTGGTCTACTCGGGAACCACGCTCTCGGCCAATACGACCGCGACGGCCCTCGCCGCAACCTCGGGCGGCATCGGCGCCACCGCGAGCGTCACTGACATCTTCATCACCGGGGCGATTGTCGTGAACGCGGCCGGGACGATCAACGTAGAGGGCGCTCAGAACGTCAGCAGCAGCACCGGCACGAATTTCCTGATCAATTCGACATTCAGCTGCGTGCGGGTGAACTGAGGGCGCTTAAAGAACGCGGCACCGCCCGGCCCAGGCCGGCGAGCGGATCGCGCAGTAGGCCGCCGCCGCGGTCGATCCCGTGTAGCGCTGGGAAGCGCCGCCAGCCCCTTAGATGGAAGTGATCGATGGGCCTGCAACGCGTCACCACGCTGATCACGCCCGCGGCGACTTACGCTCTCGTTGCGCTCGAGGATGTGAAAATCGAGCTCGGCATTCCCGACACCGACACCTCCAAAGACGCGCTGCTGACCCGGTACATCAATGAGGTATCGGGCGCCATCTCGCGCTATTGCAACCGCTCGCCGCTAGACTTCAACGAAGCATCGTTCCCGGTCGAGCTCGTCCAGGACCTCTTTTATCCCGATCGCGACGCCTATCCCTACCAGGTCCCGGGCGGCACTAGCGCGCTGCAGCTGGCGCGCTGGCCGCTCGTGCCGACCGTCACGCTGATGACGAGCGCCGATGCGCCGAGCGGGAATGTCCTGCCCTTCGCCAGCACCAGCGGGATCGCGCAAGGCCAGCCTGTCAACGGATTGAATTTGCCGCCCTCCGCAACGGTTGCCGAGGTCAGCGCAACAAGCGTCACCCTGAATGCACCGGTCGCCCTCGATTTGCCGGCCGGGACGAAGATCAATTTCGGCATATCGATCGTTATCGTCGACCCGCCCGGCACCAGCACCGCGCTCGTCCAGAACACCGATTTCGTCGTCAATCCCGCGTTCGGGCAGCTGATCAGGCTGGATCAGTTCCAGGCCTACCCAACCCTGTGGACGCCCGTAGCGACGACTGTCGTCTACAGCGGCGGCTATAGCTCGATCCCCGACGATGTTCAGGGGGCGGCGATGCGCTGGATCACGCAGCGCTTTAGCGATCGCGGCCGGAACCCGAACCTGCGGGCAAAAGAAGAGCCCGGCGTCGGGCGCGAAGAGTATTGGGTCGGCGGCCCGCCGATGAGCGGTGGGGTACCGGCCGAGATCGCCGAACCGCTCGATAGCTACCGGACTCCAGTGACGGCCTGATCGACATGGACCGCGCCGGCCACATCGCGCTCGAAGAATACGTGCACGCTGCCGAAGAGCTCTATGCGCACCTGAGCTTTGCCGATCGCCAGAACCCGCCGCGGCTCGCCTACCTGGTGCGCCAGCTGGGCGCGGCTCGGGGAGATTTCCTCGAGGCGATCAAAAGCACCGCTGCATCACCGGATTAGCACCGAATGCAAATCAACATCGCAGTCGTCGGCGACCGGGCGATCGCGCTGAAATTCGGCCGCATCCCGGTCGCGATCCATGACCGGCTACTGCAAACTATCCGGCAGCTGACCCTGCGGCTTCTCGACCGAATCCACGAGGCCGAACCGAAACTGACGGGGCGCCTCGAGGCGCGGACGAAGGCCTATTTCACCGACAAGGAAAACCTGATCCGCGGCGCGATCCGGCCGGGAAGCGCGCGCGCCGACAAGCTGAAGGCGATGGCGCTCGAATTCGGCGCCCACGGCACGGCCAGCGTCAAAGCCTACACCAGGGGAAACGACGTCGCCGTCCAGGCCTACAAGCGGCACGTCAACATCTCCGAGCATCGCTTCCTGCGCGACCCCTTCGCCGAGATGACCTCGGAAATCGAAACCGCGATCCGCCGGGCCTTCCAGTCTGCCGCCGACGCCTGATCCGAAAGATTTCGCGGCGATTTTCCTTTTTGCGAAAGTCCAATTTTCATGCGCGAAGACGTCATGACGGCGCTCTTCGCGCTGCTCACTGCGCCGCCCCTGGTGATGCCGTTCACAGCGACCGTTACCGCCGGCGACGTCAACGTCCACAACGTCACGCTGCCGCCAGGCGGCTCCCTGATCCTCAACATGCCCGTCACCGGCCAGGGCGTCGCCGAGGGCAGCGTCATCGCGAACCTCGACCCGGTCCAGCTGTCGCTGCCGGCGATCACGACGACGCCCGTCGCCGAGCTCACGCAGGGTTTTCAGACGACGGGGCGCCGCCTCCAGTTTTGGAGCAATGTTAAAGAACAGCCGGCGCTCTTCCTGGTCGATAGCGACGAGGAATGGCACGAGCACCCGCCGACAAAGCCGGCGATCGTCACGCTCGAAACCGAAGTCTGGCTCTATTCGAGCGCCGGCGAGAACCCCGACATCGTGCCGGCGATCGCGCTCAACGCGATGATCGAGGCGATCGACGCGCAGCTGCTGCCCAGCACCGTGACGGCCTCGGGGCAGATCCGCTTCACCATCCCGCAAACGCTGGGCGTGCTCGGCGTCATCTGGCTCGGCATCGAGGGCCGCATTCAAAAGACGCCCGGTCACATCGGCGGCCAGGGCATCGCCGTCATCCCGGTCAAGATCGTCATCACGCAGGCACAACGATGAGACTCCCGCCGCTGCCGCCAATCGATCGGTCGCGCCGCGGCGTCCTGACGATCGCCGAACCGGCCTTTCGGATCCTGCTCGGGCTCGGCCAGGAATACGAAGTGACCGGGTTCGCGCTCGACGTCCTCGGCCACCTGCAGGTCCACATCGCCGGCGGCGACATGCCGCCGATGGGCCTTTCGCCGGCACCGGTCAGCCTCGTCTGCCACGTCCAGGAAGGCCGATCTCTCGAACTGTCCTGGGCGCACGTCCCGGAGAAACGCTGGCGGCTGCCCTAAACCGCCCATACCGGCCGCGTCGTGAGGCGCCGCTCTTCCCCATCGATGGAGATCCCGAATGGCAAATCCTCTTGTCGGCACCGAGCACGTCGCCGTTCAAACGGCGGCCGGCAGCGTCGTCAGCGACACCGCCTCGAACGCGAAGGCGATCGGCCTGCTCGCCCAGGCGATCCCCGCGCGCGTCAACACACCGCTCGCGACCGCTGGCAATGGCGTGCTGTTGGCCGCGGCGCTGATCGGCAGCGTCATCACGCGGACCGGCCCCACCGGGGCCTTCACCGATACCACGGACACGGCTGCTGCGATCATTTCAGCCCTGCCCACCGAGGCGCCGATCAACACGTCCTGGCTGCTGACGATCCGCAACACGACGCCCTACGCGCAGACCATCGCCGGCGGCGTCGGCGTCACGCTCAATAGCGGCGGCAGCGTCATCCCGGCGAACTCGGCCGGCATGTTCCTGGTGCAATATACGGGCGCCGCGTCGATCACGCTGCAGCCGGTGCTCGTCACGCCGACCGATCTGGGGGTCATCGCGGTTTCGACGGCGATCGTCACCGCCGGCGCCGGCACCCTCACCGCCGCGGGGATCGTGGGCGGGGTCATCAACCGCTCAGGGCCGACGGCGGCCTATAGCGACACGACCGATACCGGGCCCAACATCATCGCCGCTCTTCCCAATGCCGAGGTCGGGCAATCCTGGGAACTGTCGATCGTCAACACCGTGGCCTTCGCTCAGACCCTTGTGGCGGGCGCCGGCGTGACGCTCTCGGGTCTCTCGAGCCCGATCCCGGCAAATGCCACGGCGACTGTGCTGTGCACCTATTCGGGCGCCGGCACGGTGACTATGCAGGTCACCGCGATCAACTATAACGCCGCGAGCGGGCGCGATCCGTCTAGTGCGGTAAGCCAATTCGGCGGCGGCACCGGCACCTTTGGCCGTGCGGGCCGCATCTATCGCGAGATCGACGCCGCCGCGCCGGTCAACCCGGCCGGCACCGGCACCGACTATGTGATCTCGGTCTTCTCGCTGCCGGCATCGAGTTTCGACCTGTTGGGTCGCGGGCTGCGCGTCACCGCCAAGGGCACGCTGGGCAGCAACACCGCCAACAAGACGGTCAAGATCATCGTCAATCCCGCGACAGCGGTAGTCGGCAGCGCAGTCGGCGCCGGCGGTATCACCGCTTGCTCGACGGGCGTCATCTCGACCAGCGGCGCCGCCGGCGGCTGGCAGGTCGAGGCCGAGATCGAAAAGTACGGCGCCAACGGTTCCAACACGCAGCTGGTCACGCCGCACGGTGCGATCGGAGGCGGGACGCATCTCGGCGCCGGCGGCGCGCCCCAGCTGGCGACGGCCACCGAGAGCGGCGCGATTTTGATCGCCATCACCGGAAATTGCGGCACCACCGCGACCGACATCGCCCTCTACAAGCACGACATCGACGCCTTCGACTAAGGCACTGGCCGCCCTTGCAGGCGGCCGGCACCGGGCCCGCTTCGGCGGGCCCTTTCTTTTTCTCCTGAGAGGATCCGGCAATGACGCAGCAGATATTCACGCACCTGCGAAGCGTGAGCTATTCGGTCGATGGCGCGCAAGTCGTCAACGTCAACACGACACAAACCGGCACCGAAGAGCAGAACGTCGATGTCGAGATTTCGGCCAGCACCACGAACGAACAACTGAATTTCGCGATCACGCTCGCGAACCTCAAATCAGCGATGCTCTACGCCGACAACCCGGTCGCGCTGAAGACCAACAGCACCGGATCGCCGCAGGAAACGATCACCCTTGGGCCGGGGCAGGAGATCGCCTGGCAGACGGGCGACCCTGGCTCGGCGCCGTTCGCCGGCAATGTGACGACGGTCTTCGCCACCAATTCGAGCACGACGACGCCGGTCAACGTAAAGATCCGCGCGCTGAGCGCCCAATAACCGGACCGATCCCCGCAGCGCCGTGAGGCGCCGCATTTCCCGCTGGATGGAGCCTTGCGATGCCCGCTGCATCAATCACGAATTATTATGTCGGGTCCGGTGTCGTCACCTGGACACCGCTTGGCAGTTCCACTGCCCTCGATCTCGGCAACTGCCCGAAGTTCGAGTTCGATCCCAAAGTCAACACGATCAAGCACAAGTCGTCGCGCCTGGGCCGCCGGTTCACCGACGACGTGCGGATCATCGATGGGGATCCCGAGGTCGCGATCACGCTCGACGAGTGGACGCAGGAAAACCTGGCGATGCTGCTGATCGGCAGCCAGGTCGGCAACACCGTGAACATCATGGATCAGGCGGATCTCAGGGGTCAGTTGGTGTTCACCGGCGCGAACCTGGTGGGCCCCAAAAAGCAGATCACCCTGCCGCTCGTGGTTCTGACGCCGACCGGAAAACTCGAATTCATCAACGCCGGCAACTACGGCGAGATTGAAATCATGGGCCAGGTGCTCGGCAACCCGACCACTGGCAGCTTCGGCACGATCGTCGACCTCGGGCCGCCGACCTAAAAAGGTCCCTCGGTCGGCCCCGCATAGAATTCGCATAATTTCAGGCGGTTTCTGCAGATGGTCAGCATTGTCGAGATTGCCCCGCCGCCGGCCGGGCAAAAGGTCCTTGTTCTCGGCCAGGAGGTCGAGATTTTCGGGATCACCAATCGCATGTGGGCGGTGCTCGCGCGGCGCTACCCGGAAATGAAGCGCAGATTTGCCAGCCTCGAGGTCCCGCCGGAAGACCTGAAGATCAGCGGCATGGAATCGGCGCCGGCGATCATCGCCGCCGGGCTCGGCAAGCTGGGTGATGATGAGGTCGAGGCGGCCGTCGATCGGCTGCCAAATGAGGCGCAGATCGCTCTGATGAAAGCGATCATGGAACTGAGTTACCCGCCAGAAAACCCTACGCCGGCGGCGACCCCGACGCCGCCCTCCGAAACCGAGGCCTCGACCATCTCGCCATAGCGATCGAGGAACTGATCGCGCTCGGACATCCCGGCGAAGCGGTATGGGATTACACCCCGCGGCGCACGATGGCTTTCGTCCGCCTGGCGCAACGGCGAAGCAATCGGGCAAAAGCCGATCGACTGTCACTGGCGCGCCTCGCGGCGCATGGCGACGGCGACGACGTGAGAAAGACGCTCGATCGACTGAGCCGGTGAGGTCCTGATGCCCAGCAACAACATGGACCTGACCGTCGCCCTTTCTGTCGGCGGCAACGCAGACGTAAAGCGTGCGCTCAACGACCTCGGCAAAGCAGTCCGCGACACCGGGAAGCAGATCGAGGATGCCGGTCACTCGGGCGACGGGTTCGCTGAAGCCGGCAAAGCCTTGTCCGAGGTCATGAGTCGACTCACTGGCCTCGCCGGGCCCGCCGGTGCCGAAATCGGCGAGCTCGCGACCGCGTTCACTACCCTCGGCGCTGGGATCGGCGGCGCACTCGCCGCAGTAATTGGCGCCGGCGCCGCGCTCGCCGGCCTGGCAGTGCACGCGGCCGAAGCGGCGAAGAAAATCGAAGAGGGCGCAATCCGCGCCGGGACGTCAACCGACAGCTACCAGGGTCTCAGCTTTGCACTTTCGCAGAGCGGTTCCAGCGCCGAGGGCATGGAAAAGGCCCTCAGCAAAATTTCGGAAGCGCAGTCGAAGGCGATCGAGTCCGCGAAAGATTACGGCGAAGCGGCGACCAAGATCAAACAGCACAACGAAGCGATGCGCGAGTCGGCTGAGAAATACGCCGACGCCGTCGCGCGGATCAACAAGGAGCACGCCAACTCCAAGGAGGACCGCACGCGCGACACGGCCGAAGCGCTCTACCGTAACCAGGTCGAAACCGATCGGGCGCTCGAAAAAGACGCGCAGGCCGGCGGCAAGCGTCGCGCCGAGATCGTCAAGGATCAGGAAGACAAAATCTTCTGGATCAAACGCGAAGCCAGGCTGAGAGAGGAAGAGGATCAGCGCCGCGAGCAACGCGAGCAAGAGCGCCTCGCGGAAGAGCGCTACCGCGAGCAGCAGGAAGCGCTACGCAAGTACAACCTCGAACTCGAGGCCGCTGCCGACAAAGCCGCCAAAAGCCTCAGCAAGTTTTCGAAGCTCGGCGTCGAGCTCCTTAACGGCACCACCGCGCGCGACACGGTCGAGGTCTATAAAGACGTCGCCAACGCGATTGCGCGGATCGAGGAACCCGCAGAGCGCGCCGCCAAGGCGGTCGAACTGTTCGGCCGCCGCATGGGCACGCAACTGACCGAAAGCCTGGCGAAGGGCTCGAAGGGGATCGACGATCTCATCGAGGAAGCAAGAAAGCTCGGGATCATCCTCGGCCCTGAGCTCCTGAAGGTCGGCAAGGAAGCCGGCGAGTCCTTCGAGAAAATGGAGGCCGTGATTGGCGCGGCGCTCAACCGGGTCGGGCTTGCCTTTGCGCCCCTCTTACAGAAGATCACGGACGCGATCTCCGAACGGCTGGGCGCCTCGTCAAAGTCGATCGGCGATTGGGCCGACTCGGTGGCGAAGACACTGGAGCCGATCTTCAACGACATCGCGAACGCGATACGGGGCGATCTCGACAAGATCCAAAGCCCGCAAGTCCGCGTTATGGTCGACGAATTCATCGCCCTCGCGCACGCGATCGAAATCGTCGCCGCGGCGCTGGAGCCAGTCATCAAATATCTGACTCTGTGCATCGAGGTCGCGGCGAAGCTCACTGACTTTGTGCTCGGGCCGCTTTTGGACGCGTGGGAAAAGAGCTCCCCGATGATCGTCGATGCAATTAAGGACGTGATCGGGTGGGTCGACTGGCTCATCGATAAGCTTGAAGCCGCGGCGAAGGCTCTAGGCTTTGTCAACAGTAAAGGCAGCGGTCCTCCTGCAGGAGCGCCAGCGGAAGGTCACGCCACTGGTGGCATGATCCACGGCCCGGGTGGCGTCGACCGGGTGCCGGCGATGTTGACTGCCGGCGAATACGTCATATCGAAGCCAGCGGTCGACCACTACGGCTCGGGCATGATGAGCGCCATCAACGCGCGTCACTTCGCGCTTGGCGGCTACGTCGACCGGATCGCCGATTTTATGACCCCGGCACCGCTCGCCTTCGCCGGCGGCGGCTCGGTCCCGTCTGCCGGCGCGCGGACACCAGTGCACCTGCATATCGACGGAAAGTCATTCGCGATGAGCGCCGATGATCACGTGGTCGGCAGCCTGACCCGCTACGCGGCGGGGCGGCAGATGTCGAGCGCCGGCCCGAAGCCGTCATGGTACGGCGGCCGATCGTAAGCAACGGAGGGATAGATGGCTGAAGCAAACCGGAACACTCAGGTCGGCAGCGCCGGCGGGACCGTGATCAACGTCGACCTGCGCCCGATCAATCACGCGGTGTCGAAAAAGGTGACGCTCTCGGCCAACTACACGACCGCATACCCGCCCGGGTACCCGTCGCCGCCGGATATGACTGGCGCCGAGGTCAAAGCCGGCAAGCTGAACTATCCGAAGACGATCAACAGCGGCACGACCATCGCGCTGCTCGGCGCCGAGGCCGATGCTCTGGTCGCCGCCGGCAAGGCCTCATACGCCTAAAAGCGGGCTGTCCGATGGATGAGCATCAGATGGATACCGATGGCGGCCATGACCGCGCCGCCCGCCGACGCGAGCTGAAGCGCGAGTGGAAGAAAGCTGCCGCCGCATTTTGCGCCGAAGAGAGCTACGCCACTTACGACCGCATGCTCGATGCTTACCGCGCCTGGAAGAATGCTTGCTGACGAGCAGATGGGGGGGGTCGGTCGGCTTGTTGATTGTTTTGCAACTCTTCGCGCCATAGGGTTGCTGCTTCCGTCTCACCGAGATGGCATGTCTCCCTGAAACTTTTAGCCGGCCAGGCCCCGCGCCTCGGCCGGTTTTCTTTTTGACCGGAGGCAAGCGCCATGTCCGACCTGCCGCCGGTCTCGGTCCTGCAGATCGAGTTCGTCGCCGGCAGCGGCATTCCCGGCGTCAATCCCTATTCGGCGCGCGGCGTCCATCAGACTCTCGACTGGATCGAGGCGGTCCAAGGAAACAAGGTTTTCAGGCGCAACGTCAACGGCGGCCTCGTCGACGTCAGCCCGCATCAGATGCGGAAATATCGCTCGGAGATCACTTGCAGCGACCAGGCGCCGCCGGCGATCGACGGCGTGCCTACGGGCACGATCGTCGTGGTCAGCTGCGTCGCCGAGCTCTCCTATCAGACGGGAACCGAGGTCCCGAGCCGCACGCCGGTCACGGGCAGCGAGCGCACCGAGGGCGCCTACACCTACTACAATCCGCAATTGACGATGATGGTCCTGGCCTCCCCGGTCGATTTCGACGAGTGGGGCGCGGTCGTCGGTTGGAAGCTGCTGCTCGAAGAGGTCTAGCGCGGGCCGTAGTGTTCGATCAGCCTGACGATCGCCTGGCGGTCGGTGAGCTCGATCGCGCCGAAGAATTCTAGCGGGCCGCCTTCTCCGTGGATCCTGCGCCTGGTGTATTCGGCGACCTTGGGGCGGGGCGCCGTGCTCTGCACGCTCGGGAAATTGACCGC